AAGAGCTGCCTTCCAGAAATCTTCCTCTGTCTTACAGTCCTTGTAGATTTGAACGGCTTTCTTAGGGCCAATTCCAGGAGCGCCACCTATGTTATCTATTTTATCACCTGTCAGTAGCTGGGTATAAAAAGCTCTCATAGCCTCTTCCTTACTGACTTTTGTAAAGGTTTCTTTAGTTAGGTTGTAATGATGACAAGGTATCTGCATAAAGTCCTTATCTGTGGAAGCTATGGTAGTACTAGGACCAAGCTTAGTCGCTTCTATAGCTATAAGATCATCTGCTTCTTCCCCTTCGCTAGTAATAGCATTGTAGTTCACTGTTAAGTAGTCCCTGATGAGAGGTAGATATCTGGGCTTTACTGCTGCTACTCTATTGCCCTTATAGACCTTCTTAGTAGCTATAGAGTACCTGAAGTTACCTTTGCCTGTAAGGTAGACGGTGTACTCATCGGGAAGACTGAACAACGTAGTTTTATCCAGTATGTCCCCCATAAGCTCATCTACCTTACTCTTGGCATCTTCAGGAAAGTCTTTGTCGGTAACGTGAGCCGCACGATAGGCTACAATGTCACCATCTATTAAAACCTTCCCATCTATCATCAGAAGCTCCCAAAGACCATCTTACCATCGTCTTTCTCAAAGGCTACATCTGCAACATAACACCACCCACCTGCCTTAGTTGCGTCAGTAAATACATTAGATAAAGCCCAGAGATCGTCTATGTTGTGACGCTCAATAATAGTCTTACCCTCAAATCCATCGTCTTCACTTTCGCTTTCAAAGATGATTGTTACCTTCGTCATTTGACTACCCCACCATAAACATTTTATCGTCTTCAGTTGGCTCTCCTGAAGTGTAGGGTACATGCTCAGTGATACCTACGTTAAGAAGGCGTACACCAGCACCATTAGAGTAAGTCTCAAATTGAACCTTAGCTTTAGTACCGTTACCTAGAGGTCCATCCTCTTCAAAGCTCCACAGTGTCTTCTTATCCATACCATTTGTAAGATTGACAATGTTTGGTGCGCCACCATAGTCTTTCTCAAAGGGCTTACCGTAGCGATCAGTAAATTTCTTAACATCTTTAACCATGCGTTTAAGCTTCATGTATTTACCAATGCCATACTGAGCATCTCCGTCGATAATACGGGGGCTATTCATTGGTTCTGGATCTAAACCATCTTCTAAGAGTTGACTGATTTGATCTGGGTCTGTGAAGTATGCCTGTACGATATATTGACCACCTTTATCAGCGATACTCTTAGCTACACGGTTGCCTTTAGGGTCTCCGTAGTCAGCGTTCTCAGGGAATACTTTAGCGTACTGTAGTACCATATCCATTGTATATTTAGCCATGTGTCGAGTTCCTTTTCGTTAGGGCTGTATTATATATTAGGCACCTAAAAGCAGATTTAACAAGCGCCTTTGAGTATTTTTTTACACTTTAGTGTATCTCTGCATAAGTGTTGCCAAATTGCACATCTGTACCTAATGGCACGTTCAAACTTAGCTCTTCATTAAGCTGAGATACTGCCTTTTCCATCTTATCTTTTACAACTTCTTCTTCTCCTTCTTCTACCAAGGCGATAACCTCATCGTGAAATTGACCAATGGTTTTAATACCCTGTTTCCTACATGCAGCAACCCAACTGTCAAAGCAATACACTCCTGTGCTTTGGTTAAGTGTACTAAACCTATCCTTCTCATTGCGTAAACTGTACCAGAATTTAGAGACTGGATTAAACAACCAATACCCATCCAGGCACTCCTTAACCTTAGCTACCTCTGCAACCCTCTGTACTGACCAGTTACGTGACCAAAAGGCATCTATTAGTGCCTTAGCCTCTCTTAAGCTCATACCCGTCTCACGGGCCAGTTTAGAGGCTCCTACGCCATATGTAGCACTGTAGTTCACTACCTTGTAGTTCTTGCGTAGTGACTTCAAGCTACGTTCCCCTGAGTTGTGTTTGTCGATGTCCTCTTGTGTGATAACACCAGCATGTTTAGCCAAGTCTAAGTGTGGATCAAAGCCCTCTTTACTCATTTCAGCTACATAATCGGGGTCTAATGGTTTCATGTAGTGACGCTTGGTTGTATCCTCTAAGCTAGTCATGTCAGCCCCACACAAGGTGTAACCATCAGGTGCAGTCAGACACCCACGTATCTCAGCACCATAGGGCTTTTCCACTGAGGGTAGATTGACTAATGGTCTTGCATGACGGAAGCGCATTGTGTTGGTAAATCCTGCGATAGTTGCTTGCACGTATCCATCACGCTCTGCATCAACCATGCCTTTAAGAACAGATATACGATGGCTGAGAACAGAAAGCCCATCAAGAAGGTGTATAGCTTCATCCTTAGGGGCCAGTCGTAAGACTGAGGGGCATAGTTCTGCATCCTTGCGGATCTGCGGAATACTTCTTTCATTCTTGCCATCCTTGTCCTTAACGTACTTATGGGTAGCTGGTTCCCAACCTAAGCTATACAACCAAGACTTAACTTGGTCAGGAGAATTAGGGTTAGCTCTCTCAACCTTATGCAGCACTTGCATCTTTGTTGTAGTCACTGGAACTTTATATTGTCTACAAAGAGTCACCCAGTTCTCACCAGCTACAGACAACTCTCCATTCTTCTTCTCCATCTGAGCGGGTTTGTTTGCCATCTTATATCTCTTAACCTCTGGCATAGCATTAGCTAACTGCTCAATCTTCTCAGCCTTAAGTGTCTCCCATACCTCTAGGTGTGTACGAGCTTTAGTTACATCTAATTTCCACTGTAGGGCTTCTTGCTCTGCTGCGCACTCCATCTTGAAGGTTAGGTAGTCTATAAGGCGATTTTTATCTTCTTTGTTGTCATATAGCTTGTTAAGCTTCTTGTCTAAAGCTACCCATAACTTAGAATTTATCTTGACGTCCTCCTCACAACGGTGAGCATATTGTTGAGGTGTCAGACTTTGCCAATCAGTAATCTTAGGTTTAGGTATTCCATAATCTTCTCCGTAGCCTTCTAAGCCATGCTTACCACGTTCATGGTCTACATACCAAGCTACAGCTAGAGTGTCTATTAGACGAGCCTTAACTTTTATACCTAACACTTTTTCCACTGCGGGGATGTCAAACCTGACAATGCTGTGCCCTACGAGTGTATCAACCTTAAATACCTCACGCATCTCATCGTAGTCGTGTGTCGAGTTTACTGTCTTACCTAAGTCATCTGACCAAGATACTACGTGGATCTTTGTGCTATTGAAGCCATCTGTTTCTATATCAAATATTCTCATTATATTCCTCTCATTAATTCTGGTGTCTCAAGCATCATATCTAGCTGCGGATGATCTAACTCCTCAAACTCTATGTCACAGAAGTTACCACAGTCAGGCATGACTATTTTTTGTTTGTGTCCTTTTTTGGGGTCTAGTTCATCTAAGAAAACCCCTCTTAAACAAGAGTTGCCTACTTCTCTTTCAACCTTTGCCATCCTATCGAAGTGTTCGGGAAAGTCCACTCTGATCTTATTCCAGTACCCTGCACCACCTTTAACACAACCAATACAGTTATTGTTTTTGTAGCCTAACTTATACATGGTTGGAACTTCTATATTAGCCTCCTGTAAGAAGTATAGACACTCAGGTTTAGTCATTCTCTTTTCTATCAGAGGGAAGAAAGGTTTAGCGTCTGGATATTGTTCCTTGAAACGTATGGCTCTGTTGACCTCCTTCTTACTGTACTCAAAACCAAAGATCTGACCTCTATAATCAAGCTCCTTTTCTAACCTCTGACGAACACGCTTCTTTAGTACAAGAGTACACCTAGCCCCAGCTGGGCCATTAACATATTTGTCTTTACTTATAACATCAAACTGATCTTTATACTTTTCTGGAGCACGTTCAGTGATTATCTCACAACCATACCACTCTTCACATTGTTCTTTAAACCTAGCGTTGTCACTATGTGCAGAGTCAATGCCAAAATAGATAGGCTTAACTTCATCACCAAACTCTTGGATAGCAAGCTTAGTTGCAACTGCACTTGTAACACCCGCACTCCACCAAGATATTATCATTAAAGTACCTCTCTTAACATAAACGTATCAGTACTGAATCTCAGCTTACCGGCCTTGCCTTCGATGGAACAGGGTCGGTTTTTTTGTACCGTAATCAATGTAGTATTCCTCTCTTCTAATGTGTCAGCTTCCTTGTCTCTTTCTAAGTCTAAGACTACAGAAGCCCTCTGACCAATCATCTTACAATACTTAGGATCTCCATACTCATTGGTGTGAGCAATAGTTACGATACCTACGTTAAGATCTGCTGCAAGCTTAGATAGTCTAACCGATAGATCAGCAAGCTGTTGCTCCTTACTCTCCTCTGAATGTCCAGTAACTACATCCTGTATCGGCTCGAAGAATATAAACTTACATCCGCAAGCCTGACTAAAGAAACGTATTTGATCACATAGATCATCAGCCCCTTGGTTCTCCTCAAGATAGAATTGATATAGTAACTCATCTTTGGTTAAGCTCTCAATAGCTTTGATAACCTCTTCCTCTGAGCCAGACTCTTCAATAAGATCCCTACGTGTAAGATTGTCCTTAGCTTCATAAGACACAAGCCCAAGCAAAGAACGTAACTTAGTTTCCTCTAGGTGCCATGTAGCAATAGGAACCTTACGCTTGAGCATGTTATATTCTAAGTACCGCATTACCTCTGTCTTACCTATACCTGTAGGTGCCTTAATAACTGTGAAGTGACCTTGCATGAGACCTAAGATCTTCTCATCCAAAGCCTCAATACCTGTAGGCACGTACTGATGTTCTGGTGTATCACGATACAAGTTAAGGAACTGCTCAGTAGTATTGAAGATATTGTCAGGCACATACTTAGAGGCATTAAACCAAGCGTTCTTAAACTCCGTTGCTGCACCAGCAGTCAAGAAGTCATTAGCATCCTTGTACTTGTTGTGAGAGACACGGTACACCTTGTTAGGAAACATCTTAGAGATCTTTGCAGCAATACCGTTGCCAGCCTCATCATTATCTACAGACAAGATAATCTTCTGGAAGCTATCTAGGTAAGGCTTACATTTCTCCCAAAGTGCCTTGGAGGGGGTAGCTGATGGTAGAGAAACTACAGGATTAAGGTAGGTGTCCCTAGAGCTTAACATCTGGTAAGCAGACATGGCATCTACCTCACCCTCTGTTATCGTTAAGACATTAGAGCATCCAGCGGTAAAGAAGTTCATACCGAATAACTCGTCAGTCTTGAACCCCTTGCTTGCATAGAAATCCTTTTCCTTGAGATTCCTGGTTTTTATTCCCCCGCTGGGGTACACGTAGTTTTGAGTACCGTTAGGGTATGTAAGAACGTCATACTGCTCCATAGTACGCTCTGATATACCTCGCATAGCTACATGACTACCACCATCCTGAGCC